TAAAAGGCAAATAAGACATAAGAAGTTTATTAAGATGAGTAAATTGGTCGCCCATTGAAATCTCTAAATTTCGCGTTTTATCAATGGGAACTGAAGGACCAGAAGCTATAGGAGAGCTCCTAGTTTGAGTGGCACTACGAGAACTATTATCGAAACCCGTAGTTAAGGGACCAGAAGAACTATGTTTAGTAGGCAAATAATTGATAAGTGTTGATGGACTAGAAAGCTCAACTTGTGTCGCATGAAAGCTAGGAACACAATAAATTGTGTGTGCAACATCAGCAGTTACTTCTAATGGAACTTCCACGAGTATATATAATGTACCATAGGAGCAAAATTCAGTTTTCTGTTTTGCTACAAGATACTCATAACCCGATCCTGTTCCATCAGCAATAAATGGTGATGCTACGTATTTCATAGCTGTATTCGACATAAGATTTGCAGTCACTTGCTGATTAGCCTTGTCACCTGTAAATTGAACTACAGTTGACATTGCTAAATTCACAACATCTTTATCCATAATGTCACCTACTGCATAAGTTCCATGGTCATTAGGTGCAACTATGGCTCGCAACTTTACATTGTGAAACATAGTTAAAAACACGTCAAAATCGAAATGTAATTGAGCATTCCAGTTTTGACACGTTGAAGCTACCCAAGCTTGATGCGTTAGATACAAACCATCTTCTCCTTGAATAATAGGATTAATGGTTAAAGGGAAAACTGCAAGAACTTGATTTGGTACTTGATCGTCAGAAATTTTGAAGATATGATCATCAAGAACATTTGGTGTTCTCATGATATAATCTACAGACATTTCATCCAATTGAGTGCCAAATAAAGAATAATCTGTTGCGATAACGTTTTCCTGATCGAGTGAATAAACATGATCATTTATTGCAGTTTGTGCAGATAGTTGCCCATCACCGGGCTTCCACTTTACAGCTACAACAGGTGCATCTAACGTAGGCTTGCTGTATCCCAACGCACTAGCGGTATTAGCGCCAGCTTTTAAGAGTGGCGCAACAGTAGATGCCAAATTACCAACCATAGGTAACCCAGCAGCTG